ATACCATGAAATACTATCTCATGTATTTGACTAAAAAGTGAAACTCTATACTGTGACGTCAGGCCAAAAAAAGTTGACTGTAATTGGTAGATCGATGGCCTCCATTCCACCGTTTACTTCTACCGTTATATTTAAATTAACATCAGGTTGTACTTCTTTAACATGGTTACGGAATGCTCTTGCGTCTACAGCCAAAAAGTAATTGTCTACAAATTCACGAATTGTTTTTTTATCCTCATCGCCATTAACTGAAAGGATCATATGTTTCATACGTGTAGAAACAGCTGGATCTGCATTCTTATTAATTTTCTTTAAACCTTTAAGTTCAGCATCAATCGCCATCTCATCTTTATGAGTCAAAAGTTTATAAGTAATTGCAGTTCCTGAATTAGGGAGGGTGTAAGAAAATTCGTTTATACCTTTTGTAATTGATTTTTCATCAAATGGTTTATTTTCCAAAGTAGATAAATCAACAGTTACTCTTTCTCCTTTAAGGTCAAATTCATAATCTTTACCATATCCTAAAATACGAGCAGCAATCATAATTGCATTTTTATCGCCCACAATAATATCATTGTAGTCTACTTTAGATACGATAAGAGATTTTAACAATTTATCTAATACAGTACCGTTTTGAATATAAGATTGGTTAGAAAGAATATCTTCTTCCTTAGCAGTCATATACTTCATTTCAATAGTACCAGATGATAGAGGATTATCCTCGGGATAAATTAAACCTTTAGAAGGTAATTCAATAGTTTCGGTTGGAAATTTTAATTCACTCATAATTTTTATTTAGTTATAACTTTAAATACGTGTATACATATTAATAATACAAAAGAGCTTGACCGAAGCCAAGCTCTCTTAAAAAATATTTGACAGAATTTAATTAGAAGTTCAATACACAGTAATCCATACCTACTGTTAAGGCGATTGTTTGTGCTTGGTTTTCAGTATCCCAGTTGTAACCAGTAAACGCTGCATCTTTTACAAATGCACCTTTAATGATCCATTCTGATACTACATCACCTACAGGTCCTAGTACGTTGATAGTTAAGTCTTTCTTGTAGAAATCACTGTAACCATCTCTACCTGTTACTGATTCGTGGTGTAAACGTACCCACTCCATTACCGCTTGAGCACCTGAAGGTGTAATCGGATCAAATAATGTCATAGACAAATCTGACCATTTTGATTTACCTTTTACCTTGCGGTAAGTGTTGATGTGGTTAAGAATTACTTCACCATTTTCAATTTTCAATTCACCTACTTCTTTGATCATGTAAGCTGGGATTCCATCTACATACATGATAAATCTGTTAGCTTGCTTTGGCTCGAAAGCGGTGAAAAATATTTCGTTGGGATCTAATACTGCCATTTTATTTGTTGTTTATTTTTTATTCAATTATAAATATTGTTTTTCTAAATTTTTACGCTGGGAAAGTAGCTCCTGTTGGTAAAATGTTGAAATCCAAGTAAATAAATTCAGCAGTTTTAGTAGGTTGAATGTAAATCGCACCAATCAATTGGTTTCTATCAATTACATCTGCTGTGTTATTACTATCATCCATTACCACCTTGAAGGCATACAAACCTTGACGTTGTTGAACACTTTCTAAGTATGGGTTAACTTGGCTCAAGAATTGGTTTCTTGTAGCTGTTGTATTTTGTTCAAATACCAAGTTATCTGCTACTTGTGAAATGTATCCTTTTAAGGCAATTAACAATCTTCTAACGTTTACTCTATCGAGTGCTGAAGCTTGAGTCTGAAGTGTTTTCTGACCAAATACTACAACTCCTCTACCTGGGAATGTTGCAATTGGGTTTACTTTACCAATATACAAACTATCTCTATTAGCTTGAGTTAATTTACGTTCTGCTTGTCTTACGATTCCCATTCCACCTCTGTTAATACCAGCAGGTGCAAACCAAGCTTCTGAAGTTGAATCGTTGTTCGCATAAACACCTGGGATCAATGTTGAGGCAGGAACCCAAACAATTTGACCTGAATCTGGGTCAGTAATTTGACACCAAGGCCAGTAAGTTGCTGCGTATGAGCTATCAATTCCAGCAGCTGTTGCTGTAGTTGAAGTTACTGTTGAAGCGTAATTTTCAAGATCCATTACTAAGATCGCATCACCTCTATTTTCAACATTTGATAACAATGTATTTAACGGAGTAGCGTGGCTAGCGTTAGTGTAAACTAAACCAGGAGCTGTAATTAAGTTAAATCTGTATTCATCTTTATTAGCTAATAGGTTAAAGGCGTCTGTATAGTTACCACCTACTAAACCTTGAGTATCTGTGTTGCTAATGTTATCATAATATTTACCAGTTCCTGTTAAAATAGTACCTGTAGCTGCTCCAAATGAACCACTTTGAGCAGATGGAATTGATGATGTATAAGCTGTTTTAGCAATACCCGCATTATTAAAGTAATCAGGAGTTTTTAAATTAACTTGTTTAACTCTTACGTATCTTGAAGCGTTAGGATAGTTACCTTCTGTCTTAATGTAAGGATCTGAAGTCAATGAACCTTGTAATGATAATGATTGGTCACCAATAATTCTAGCAATATAGTTAGGAGCTTTAGGATCAAGAGAAACGTTAGTAAATGTTTCTAATACTGATTTAGATTTATTATTATCATTACCTTGTCTAATTACTACCGAGAATACACCTCTTGAAGTATCTGGGTTGACAATTTCCCATCTAATGTTATTGGCTGAACCACTAGGTAATATACCATTAGTACCTTCTGTTGAAGTACTATTCATAATAGTACCTTGAGCAAGAGTTTCTAATACAAAAGCACTTCCGGTTTGTTGGATATTTGAAGCTACTAAAGTAAGAATTAAATCAGTACCACCTGCTGCAGAAGCATCAAAATCTGATTGTGAAGTAAATGTAATAGTATCACCAACTTCATATCCTGAACCAGTTGAAGTTACTGTAACGGTATCAACTGAAGCTGAATCTGATAATACAATTGTAAATACTGCTCCTGTACCATTACCACTTGTAGTACCTGAAATACCTGAGAAAGTACCACCAGCTGAACCAGTGATATCAAGTGAGTTAGTAGTAAATGTTCCAGCTCCAGCTACCAAACCATCATTAGAAGATACTGCTGAAGAAGATGCTGCTGAGAATGAACCTGAAGCAACTCTTGTTACTAATAAAGAAGTACCTCCGTTTTGGAAGTAATTATAAGCTGAGATTGAAGTCAAGAAACTATACTCATCTGAACCACTATCAAATGTACTACCGAATGTGGCTAAGTATTCACTATAGCTAGTTACTAATGTAGGGATATTTACTCTACCTTTAACAGTAGGTCCTACAATAGCAGCACCGGCTTGTACGGGTTGTGAGGTGATTTGAGATTGATCATTTTCTCTTGCTAATACCCCTGGGGAAATTAATGTTTCTGCCATTTTATGTTATTTTTTATGATAAATATATTAAACTCTTTCAAAAGTCTATTTGTTGGGCAAAAACTCGCCAGATTCTAAAGAAATGGTTCCTTCACCATACTTTTCCTCTAACTCTTTAGCTAAAACTAATTCTTGTTGTTGTAAATTTTGTAAGTTAAACTTTAATTGTTCTTTTCTAATTTGAAGATTCATAATTTGAACCTCTGTTTCACCAGTTAAATCAGTAAGATCTTTAAATTGTTGTTTTAATTCTTTTAACTTATTGATTTCTTCTTCGGTTAAAACTTTTTTTTCCATTCGGTTATAAATATTAAATTATTTTTCAAAAATTAAGTATACAGTACAATAAACGATACTTGTGAGTTACTAGTTGTACCAGGTTCTGTAATAACAATATCTCCTGAATTTAATGTAACTTGAAGAGGTTGTCCTGGACTACCAACATAAGTTGCAGTGATAAAACAATCTCGGTTTATTGTTTTTGGTTGTAATTCTCCATTAAATGCAGTTATTGTTACGGTACCACCTGATAAAGTATCTCCACCAGCAATTAATTTTAATGGAGCAGAAGCGGGAGCACCAATATTAGCAATATCTTGATAAATACCACTAACATTAGTTGATGTAGTTGAATTAGCAACCGTCATTGAAGAGGTAACAGCTGATCTAACTAAAGCATTATTGTTAACTCTAAAGTTAGTACCATCCCAACTACCAGTCATCCAACCACTAGAACCACTCATATAAATTGAGTCAGATCCTAAATATAAATCTCTAAATTTCTTTTCAGCATTACCTAAATCGTAAGTATCATTTGCAGCTGGAATAATGTGACCACTTGCTGTAGTTAAACCTGATAGATTACCATTTGCTTTTAAACTACCAGCTATTGTAACAGTACCATCTACATCCGCACCAGCAATATAAGAAGCTGTATCAGCTGCTACAACATTATTTACTACAATGTTAAAAGTTGAAGCATCACCTTTAGTAAATGTAATAGTATCATCTGAAACGGAAGCTGTAGTTAACAATGAACCCGTATCGGTTGAACCACCACCTGAACCTGTATCTACTGTAATGTTAAACGTTGAGGTATCACCTTTAGTAAATGTGATTGTGTTAGAAGATACTGATGCTGTAGTTAATAAAGATCCTGTATCAGCTCCACCAGCGTTAGCAGCATATGAAGCTGTTGAAGCATAAGAAGCAGTTCCTGTTAATACAGTATTACCTAATAATGTAAGTGAACCTGAGATAGTAATATCGTATGCTTCAACACCATTGAAAGCATCTATTGATTGAGTTACGTGCCATGCTTCGACTGTTGACCCGTCTATTATACTAGCTGAAGATAGTGTTTTAGCCATTTAATTTTTGTTATAAATATCAAGAATTTTTTATTCTTTCAATAGCATCAATTATTTTATTAGGATGAATTGTTTTAGTACATTCAAAATGTCTATCTGTTCCTTTATGTTCAGGACACCATTCCCAATCTCCAGCATCTAGTCTTACTTTATTAAAACAACTATTACAAGCTTTAGAGGCATCAGTAAATATCCTTTCACAATCAGTAAATTCACTAAAAGGAGCACTAAATCCTGAGATTAATATGGTTTTACCTCCTAGAGCCCAATTTAACCAGCTTAAACCACTACCAATACCTATAAAAAACTCAGCATTCATCATATCATTTGCTCTATCAGATAAAGGATAATCTCCAGTTTTATCAATTACCCCAGTTAAGGTTCCTCCTAATTTAGAATCATGCCAATTATCTCCTAATTTTTCTTGAGTAATCATTACAACTTTATAACCCTTATTATTTAAATAATCAATAATGGTTTGCCATCCCTTAGGATACATCCAATATTTAGCATGGGATGAACCATGAGGGGCAATCACAACATATTTACCCTCAATTTTAGAACCTGTGTTTAAAAATGATAATCTAGGTTTTATTTCTTGATAATCAACTCCTAAAATATCTGCACTACATTCTTGTAGTCCATACTTTCTAAAATCAGTAGGATTATAGTTAAAATTTATTGTATTATCTTCATTATAATGCCACCCAATACTATACATGGCATACAAATCAGTAGCTGGGGTGCCTGGTTTGATAAATTCAAATTCAGGATATTTGTTTTTAAACCAATTATTATGGAAAGTAGAACAAATTATATGACAATCGTGTTTCTTTTGGAATTCTTTAATATAAGGGAACCAAGCTAAAGTATCTCCAATTGCTGAGGAATCTAAGTGGATATAAATTCTTTTATTTTTAGCATTGTACCTATGTTCATAAATTTCCCCATTCTCTAAATTAGTAATTTT